ATGAACACGCCTCAGGTGTGGGATCGTCACGCCATCAACGCCGAGATCCGGCGCCGTGGCATGACGCTGACCGGGATCGCCCTGGACGCCGGCCTTTACGAGAATGCCTGCAGACAGGGCCTCATCGGAGGGAGCCGTCCCGGCGCCGAGGCGATCGCCCAGGCGCTGAACATTCCTTTCCGCGTGCTTTTCCCGACCCTCTACACCCGAGGGCGTCACAACGAAGTCGAGACTACCAGCGCGGCTGGTGAGTCCGGAAGTGCAAAAGTTGCACTCAATTTAGACGCCGCACCCGGCGCGCCCTGACGGCCGCTGTCCAGCGCAAGAGCGGGCGCAGACAGCCAGAGCCACAACGGGGGTGAGCCGACATGAATTCGACCAAGATCAAAATCGCAGAGATCAGAGTGCCGGCCGATCGCCGGCGGCTCGACCCGGCCTGGGTGGCCACTCTCGCGGCAGACATGCAGAGCGGCAACGACCACATGGTGCCGATCGAGGTCATGGAGGACGCGACCGAGGGTTTCAAATATCGCCTCACAATGGGCGGGCATCGCCTCGCGGCGGTCGGCAGCATCGGTCGGACCGAGATCGAGGCCATCGTCAAAGACCCGAAGGACATCACCGAGACGGAAATCCGCAAGCGCGAGATCGCCGAGAACCTGATCCGCCGCCAGCTTTCCGTCCTCGACCGCGCCAAGGACATTGCCGATTGGCGCGACATCTACGACCGCGAGCACGGCACCGGCAAGGTCGGCCGCAAGAAGGCCCGCCCGGTCGAAATCGCTGAAGACGACGAGTTGAGTGCAAGGTTTGCACTGAATTTCTCGGATGCCGCCCAGGCTGTGCTCGGCATCTCGCGCCGTAGCGTGTTCCACGCCCTCAAGATCGCGACGATCCCGGCGCCGGTGCGGGAGAGCATCTCGCTGCATCCCGTCGCCGACAACCAAACCGAGCTGCTTCTACTCGCAGCCGAGAAGCCGGAGCGCCAAGAGGCAATCGCGCGCCTGCTGACGCTTGAGGCAGACGACGCGCCTAAGACGGTCGCGGAAGCGATTGCCGTCATCGACCGCTCACCGAGGCCGGCGACCGCGCCCAAATGGGAGAAGGTCGCCACCGGCTTTGCCCAGCTCAAGGAGAGCGACCAGCACCGCTTTTTCGAGCTGCACGAGGCCGCCATCCGCCAGTGGCTGAAAGGGCGGAAGCCATGAGCCGCCGCGATCTTCTTACAGCCGACCTGTTCGACTGGGAGCCGCCGAAAGTGGCGGTCGGCTACGCCCCCGACGTGGCTGGGCGCGGCGACCTGGACAGCCAGATTTCGCGGCTGGTCGGCCGCGCGCTGCGCGACTGCCGCGACGAAGGCAACGGCTCGCGCGCCGACGTCGCACGGCGCATGTCCGCCTATCTCGACCGCACGATCTCCGAAGGCATCCTCAACAAGTGGTCGTCCGAAAGCAGCGACGAGCACCGCATCCCGCTCGACGCCTTCATCGCCCTGATCGACGCGACCCAGGCCGAAGACCTGCTCGGCTTCATCGCGGCCAAATTCGGCTTCGCGGTCGTGCCGGAAAAGTACGCCGACATCATCGAACTCAGCCTGATCGAAGACCACGAGCGCGAGATCGCCGCCCGCAAGGCGGCGCTGGTCGCGCGCTCAAGAGCCAAGCGCTGAAAGGGGTATCGCATGTTCTACGCCTACGCCCTCGCCGGAGCTGCCCTTTGGGGTCTGTTCCTGCTCGGCCTGCACCTCTTCTTCACCCGCCAGCAGCGTCGGCACATCGCCGCAGGCGCCGTCTTCCGGGCGCGTGTCCGCAAGCACGTGCTCAAGGGGTTCATCTGGTCATGACGAGCTGCGCCGTTCCAGGTTGCCAGAAGGACGCTGCCGGCCGGCACCAGCCCTTCTGCGTCGATCACTATTTCAAGCTGCCGAAGGCGTACACGGGCCTGGTCACGCGCACCAGCATCGAGTGCGACCGCACCGATGACGCCGACAGGCGGCAGCACCTGCGCGACCAGCTCGCCGGCTACATCGCTTCCTGCATCCGCCAGCTTCCCAATTCCGGGGCGGCATCCGCCCCCCAACCCGCCCCGGAAAGCGCCCGCCGTCCCCAAAGCCCCCCTTGCGTGACGGCGGGCGCTCCTAAGCAGCGAGGCTTCTTCGATGAGTGAAACCTGCCCGTGCTGTCGTCAGCCGATCCCTGAGATCGTGGACCTGACCGTCGACCAATCCGGCATCCTGGTCCGCAACGGCCGGTTTGCAGCGCTCACCCGGCAGGAGTTCTCGGTGTTCGAGGACCTTCGCACGGCATTCCCGCGCATGCGCTCCCAGGAGCAGCTGCTGACGGCTCTCTATTGGGATCGGCCAAACGAAGTGCCGGAACTCAAAATCATCGACGTTTTCGTCTGCAAGCTTCGCAAGAAGATCAAGCCGCTCGGCCTGCAGATCCAGACGGTGTGGGGCCAAGGCTATCGCTTTGTCCCTGTCGCAACCACGGGGGCAGCAAATGAGTGAGGTCAACCTGCAGGTCGGTGAACGGCCGTCGTTGGAATGGGTCCGCTTGGATCTGGTGGACGTAGATCGCAATTACCAGCGCGAGTTGAGGTCCTCTCTGGTCGAGAAGATCCTCAGCAAATTCAGCTGGCGAAAATTCGGCGCTATTGTGCTGACCCGAAAGCCCGAGGGCCGGTTCTCAGTCGTCGAAGGCCAGCATCGCTGGAAGGCAGCCTGCCTTCATCCTGAGATCGACGAGGTGCCCGCCGTGATCGTCAGCCATGACGACACGGCTGGCGAGGCAGAAAGCTTCCTCGCGATCAATCGCGATCGCATGGCCGTTACGTCCGTCGAACAATATTGGGCTGGCCTCACGGCTGGCGACGAGACGGCTGTACTGGTCTCCAAGGTTCTCCAGTCAGCCGGGTGTGATGTGGTGCCCGAGCAGGGCCACTATCGGCCGAACCTCACCAATTCGATTGGAGCCGTGGAACGCTGCATTCGCCGATACGGCGCCGGGCCAACGCGTCGGGCGCTTTTGGTCATCCGGGCAGCCTGGCCGGATGACGCGCGGGCTCTGAGAGGCGTCATCATCACCGCGCTGGCCCGCATCATCAAGGCCAACGAAAAGACGGTCGACGACGCCGAGCTTACCGGGGTCATCCGCCGCCAGAGTTTCGCGAAGCTGACCGCTCATGCGGAGTCCTTCCGCAAGCTCTCGGGAGGCTCCGCCGAGACCGCGATCGCCCGAACCATCACCGAGCTTTGCAACAAAGGCAAGCGCGTGAACCTCCTGCATTTTGGGGCGCAAGGCTGACAAAATGAACGAGTGGCTCACCGCCCGCGAGATCGCCGCCGAGCAGCTTCCGGACATGCCGGCCACGGAAAGCGCAGTCATCCGGCTTGCCGGCCGCAGCGGCTGGGACGGCACGAGCAAGGCCCGAAAGCGCCAGGGGCGCGGCGGCGCGACCGAGTATCACTTCTCGCTGCTGCCGACGCTCGCCCAGGTCGCCTACCAGCAGAAGCACATGGTTGTCGAGCGGCCGGCGGCACCGGCCAAGCCGGCGCCGGACGCCAGCCTCTCGGCCCGAGCCCAGCTGGAGCGCGACGCGCGGCTCGCCGTCGTCGCAGCCTTCGAGAAATTCAGCCGCGGGCTCAAGCTCGGCTACGCCACGCGCACCCAAGTCTTCACCGACAAGTACAACACCGCCGCCCTGACGGTTGAGCCCTGGGTGCGCGAGATCGTGCCGGAGATTTCCAAGCGCTCGCTCGCCCGCTGGCAGAGCCAGAAGAAGGCGAACTCGCTCGGGCATGACCCCGCCCAGGCGCGCAAGGGCACGGGCGTGCTCGATACCGCCAATGAGGGCAAGGTGAAGGCCTTCATGCTGGCCGCGATCGCCGCCCAGCCGCACCTCTCGGCCGAGGCCGTCCGGACGCAATGCCGCTATGAATTCGGCGACACGTTGAACGTCGTTTCAAAGGGCATTGAAACCACCATCCCCATGCCGCCGGTCCGCACCTTCCAGCACGCGCTGAAGGGGCTGAAGGCGAGCCACAAGGTCGAGCTGATCAAGCTCACCAATCCCGACCAGTACCGCTCGCATCTGGCGCCGGCCGGCGTCGGCATGCTGCGCCATGTCACCGAGCCGAACCAGCTCTGGCAGATCGACGCCTCGCCGGTCGACGCGCTCTGCACCGATGGCCGCCACTCGGTCTACGGCTGCATCGACATCGCCACCCGCCGCACCATCTGGATGCTGTCGCGCACCCCGCGCGCCTCGGCCGTGGCGCTGCTGATCCGCAAGGCCATCCTGGCATGGGGCGTGCCCGACCGCGTCAAGACAGACAACGGCTCCGACTTCGTCGCCAGGGACACGCAGCGCCTGTTCGCCTCGCTCGGCATCGAGGCCGAGACCTCCGACGCCTACTCGCCTCAGCAAAAGGGCCACATCGAGCGTGCCATCAGGACGATGCAGCACGACCTGGCGCCGCTTCTGCCAGGCTTCGTCGGGCACTCGGTCGCCGACCGCAAGGCGATCGAGAACCGCAAGGCCTTCTCCCAGCGCCTGGGCGAGACCGAGGCTGAAACCTTCGGCGTGTCGCTCACCGGGCCGCAGCTGCAGAAGCATATCGACGACTGGGCGGCGACGATTTACCAGCACCGGCCGCACGCGGGCCTCAATGGGCAGACGCCGTTCGCCTCGGCGCTGGCGTCGGCGCGGCCGGCGCGCATGGTCGACGAGCGCGCGCTCGATCTGCTCCTGATGCCGGTCGCCGGCTCGGACGGCCAGCGCGTCGTCACCAAGCTCGGCATCCGCATCGACTATCACCACTATCTGACGCCGAACGTCCTGCCAGGGACGCCGGTGTTCGTCCGCCAGGACCCGAATGACGCCGGCGTCGCCTACGTCTTCGCCCAGGACGGCGCCGAGTTCCTCGAAACGGCAACCTGTGCCGAGCTGGCGGGCATCCATCCGGCTTCGCTGGTGAAGGCGGCCAAGGAGATCCGCGCCGAGCTGCTCGACGAGCGCACGCGCGACATCAAGGCCGACATGAAGCGCCTGGCCAAAGGGCCGTCGCTGATCGAGCGCGCGCTTGAGGTCAAGACCCGCGACATTCCGAACGTCATCCCGCTGCCACGCCGTGAGGAGCAGCACTCGACCGCGCAGATCGAGGCGGCGATCGCCGCCAAGGCCGAGCGGATCAATCCGAGCAAGCCGCTCACGCCTGAAGCCGCCGCCGCGCACCGCCGGCTTATCGAGGAGATGCGCGCCGAGGAAGAGGCCGAGCTCACCGCCAGCACGGAAGCCATCCTGGAGCAGCGCATGGCCGAGGTCGCGGCCGAGCGCACCGCGCACCTGCCGGAGAACGTCGTCAAGCTGCCGGAGACGTCGTTGGAGCGCTACCGGCGCGCGCTTGCCTATCAGGCTCGGATGAAGGCCGGCGAGCTGTCCGCGGCCGACGCGATGTGGCTCGGCGGCTACGTCACCTCGGCCGAGTTCAAAGCCCAGTCGGCCATCCATGAGGATTTCGGGGACGCGTACCTGTCCTGAAAAGCGATCGGCCCGGTGCTGCGAACACCGGGCCGGTCAGGAAGAGCGCCGCGAAGCGGCAACAACACGAGGAAGAATGATGACGGAAACACGCAAAGTCAATCGGCCGGCGCCGCTGAAGAATGTCTCAGCCTTCGCCACGCTGCTGGAGACCATGGTCAATCGTGAACCATGGCTGCCCGGCCTTGCCGCCTTCTTCAGCCCGCCGGGTTGGGGCAAGACGGAGTCGGCCGTCTACGGTGCCAACCGGTATCGCGCGATCTATGTGGAGTGCGGCCTCTTCACATCGGCGCGTTCGCTGCTCTCGGACATCCTGAAGGAGCTGGGCGACCCGACCCCGCGCGGCAACATCGAGGCGATGAAGAACCAGGCGATCATGCTGATGGCTGCCGACCCTCGGCGCCCGCTGATCATCGACGAGACGCATTTCATCGCCCACAAGAGGTTCGTCGACCTGGTGCGCGAGCTTTCCGACAAGTCCGGCGCGCCTGTCGTCATGATCGGCGAGGAGCGATTGCCGTTCCTGCTGGCCGCGTTCGATCGGGTTCATAGCCGCGTCCTGAAATGGCTCCCAGCCGTCCCCTGCGACGCCGAGGATTTCGCGCTGCTGGCAGCCAATCGCTGCGAAGGTCTCAAGCTCGCTCCGGATCTCGCGAAGGCCATTCTGGAGCGGACCAACGGCAACACCCGCCGCATCGCCATCAACCTCGCCAAGGTCAACGAAGTCGCCTTGCTGACCGGGTCCAAGGTGATCGACCTCGCCACGTTCGGCGGTGTCCAGGCGATCGACGTGAGCCCGAACTTCACGCCGAGGAAGGTCCAATGAGATCGCTCCTCGACATGGTCAAGATCAACCTGAAGGTTCCCCGCGGCGAGGCCGGCTTCTGGTCGATCATCCTGAAGCTCGACCCGGCCGGCCCGTGGACGATCCGCCAGGTGGGCGACCGCACGAACTCCAGCCTTAAGATCGTCGACAACTACGTCCGACGCCTGCTGCTGGCCGAGTTCGTCACCGTGGTGGCGACGGAGGCCCGCAAAGGGCCGGGCAACTTCGCTCAGGCGCGGTACTTCCGGCTGACGGAAAAATGCCCCCTGGTCGCGCCGCGCATCAAGCAGGATGGCACGGTGCTGCCCGAGACCGGCAACGAGCAGGTCTGGCGCGCCATCCGCATGCTGAAGTCGTTCTCGGCGCTGGAGCTGCACCAGCACTGCGCCAGCGACGTCGCGCCCGGCTCGGCCGGAAACTATGCGCGGGCGCTGGCGGCGGCCGGGGTCGTGGTCGGCACCTGGCCGAACTACCGGCTGGTGCGCGATCTCGGTCCGCAAGCGCCGAAGCTGCTCTCGGCCAGGATGGTGTTCGATCCGAACGCAACGGCGGTGCTCGGCGACGTCGTCGCGCGCGAGGTCGGCCAATGAACCGCGGCCCCGTCAAGAACAGCCGCCCGGCCGGCAAGACCTTCGTGGAGAAGGCGGCTGAGGCATGGGGCGCGCCGGTACCGGACTGGATCGAGGAGCTGGCGCGTGTCGCCGATGCCGAAGGGCTCGGCGGCGTCGAGAAGCGCGTGAACTATAGCCGCTCCGCCATCTCGACCATCCTCGCCAACAAATATGCGGGCGATATCGCCCGCGTCGAGCAGATGACGCGCGGCGCCCTGATGGCCATGACCGTCGATTGCCCGGTGTTGGGCGAGATCGGCCGCGACCGCTGCCTCACCGAACAGAAAGAGCCGTTCCGCGCCACCTCTCGGCACCGCGCCCAGCTCTTCCACGCCTGCAAAACCTGCCCCCAAAGGAGATAGCCACGATGGCAAAAATGTCCCTCCATCTTTCGGATAGCCTCAACCAGCTCGGCCAGATGCTCACGCCCTTCGAGCACGAAGAGCGCGTGCTGCGCCCGCATGATGCCCGCACGCTGCGCCGCATCCTGAAGGAACTCGGCCAGGAAGCCCGCGACATCGAGAACCAGCTCAGCGCCAAGCTCTGGAACGACCAGGCGCGGCTGGAACGGTTCGTCGACGCCGAAGCCATCGCCTCGGCCGCCAGCCAGCCGGGATCGAATGTGAGGTTGTTCCCGGTCATCCCGCGCCCGTTCACGGACGGTTTTGGGGGCCAGGCATGATCACGCATGCAGCCAACGAAAAGCGAGCGCGGCGCCTGGCCGAGGCGCTGACGCCAGTGATCCAGCAGCATCTGGGCAGCCGCGTGATGGTCGAGGCCGACAGGCGCACGATCGAAGCCGCCCAGAAGGTCGCCGAGGCCGTCAACCAGCTCGACCAGACCAAGTTCGCCGGTGGCCGCGAGGTCGCCGCCAGGCGCGCGCTGGAGCGCGCCGCCCGATCGCTGCGGACCCAGCTCAACAACCGGGAGAAGAACCGTGGCCGCAAGTGAAGCCATCCTGGCGGCCGTCGCCCGGCTCGACATGCTGGAGCTGACCAGCCGCATCATCACCAACCCGGAGCGGAATGCGCCTCGGGCCTCGGTCGCCGAGATCTATGCCCTGGCACGCGCCGCCGAAGGCCTTTGGGCGGTGGCGATTGACGCAAAGCTCCTGGTGTCGGCGCTGGACGAGGCAGCCTGGGCCAGCTTCGGCCCGCTCCGGCATCAGCACCGTATAGCCGACCGGCTGAAGACGCTCCGCGACCAGCTCGCCTTCATGCCCGCCCCGATCCCCACCATCACCAAGCAGGAGACTTCCGATGGAAGCAGCAACTGAAACCACAGTCCCGGCCGGCACCGTCCAGGTCGGCGGCAAGACTTACATGCACGACGCAAAGGGCCACCTGGTGCCGATCGAGGCGATCAAGCCGGCCGACAAGCTGCAGGACGAGACCGTCCGGAAGATCATCGGCTACGCGCTCGACCTGTCTGCGCAGATCGGCCGCTTCAAGGAGCACACCTTCAACGACCTCTCGGCGTTCGAAGGGCTGCTCGCCCAGGACTATGGCGCGACGAAGGGCGGCGCCAAGGGCAACAAGACCTTCCTGACCTTCGACGGCCTGCAGAAGGTGCAGGTCCAGGTCGCCGACCTGATCGACTTCGGCGCCGAGCTGCAGGTCGCCAAGAGCCTGATCGACGAGTGCCTGACCGAGTGGGCGGCCGACAGCCGCCCAGAGATCCGCGCCATCGTGAACCGCGCCTTCAATGTCGAGAAGGAAGGCCAGATCAACCGCGCCGAGATCTTCATGCTCTTGCGCCTCGACATCGAGGACGAGCGCTGGAAGCGCGCCATGGAGGCCATCCGCGCCGCCATGCGCGTCATCGGCTCCAAGACCTATGTCCGCTGCTACCAGCGCGCCAGCCAGGACGCGCCCTGGGAAGCCGTCACCATCGACCTGGCGAAGGCGTAACGACGATGACCAAGCAACCTGATGGAAGTGTTTTTATGATGAAGCCGGAGAGCACCTTCGGCGCCATGCCGGCGTCTGGCCGCTTTTCGCGTTACCGGAGCACCTGCACCATCTCGGCCGAGCAGAAGGCCGAGATGGAACAGATCGCCTTCGACACTCTGCCTCATTGGGCACGGGAAGAGATCTCGCGCGGGCGATGTGCAACCCACGCGATAGACAGCCTTCGCGGTGAAGAGGGCAACTCCGTCACCTTTGTCTGTGACAACCCCGATTTCAACGGCCAGCCCAACGCGAAGGTCATCTGCCACGGCGCCTGGACCGAGTGGACCGACCGCGCATTCACCGGCGATACCGTGGGCAAGGCGCTGGCGGCGGCGCTGGCCGAATACCAAGACCACTGTCCCGGCCATGTCGCCAGCGCCGATGATCCCAAGATCTGCGGCCGCTGCGGCGTGCACATCGACGAGCTGCGCCCTGAAGCGGATGATCCGATCAACCTCGCCGGCTCCGGTCCGGTGCCGATCGTCGCGCGTGAGGGCTGAGCGATGCGCAGGCTCATTCCCTATGCCGGCCAGGACCCGCGCCCGCCCATGCTCGCCATCCCCCTTCGGATGATCATCTCGCTCGCGGTGGGTTGCACGGCAGCCTTGCTGCTCTTCAGATCGCCAGCCGCTGCCCACGACGCCCCGACCGGCTGGAAGTACCCCTTCGCCTGCTGCGCCAACTATGACTGCCAGGAGGTGTCGGACGCCTCGATCGTCGAAGGCGCGCGAGGCTACGAGATCCGCAAGACCGGCGAGCTGATCCCGATGTCGGACAAGCGCGTCCGGCAGAGCCCCGATGGAAAATTCCACTGGTGCGCCCACCAGGCCGGGCTCGACGTCGGCAAGACGATCTGCCTGTTCGTGCCGCCGAGGAGCTTCTGATGAACACGCTCTCAGAAGTTGCTAACCATTTGGCCCGCACGCACTGGACAGCACTTATTTTCACTTGGTCCCGACAGCAAATCGTGCCTATCTCGAAGTCGCTCCGCGCAAAAGGCGGGGCCGGGTTTGGAAGCCCGTCATGGAACGCTCTGGTCGGGCGGCGCGGGAAGCCGAAAGGCTTACCGTTTCCATGCGGTCTTCCAACCCGCGTTCGTCCGGCCACCAGCCGCCGTCTCCGGGGGGAGGAAGCATGCCAGACCACCTGCAGCCGATTGATCGGCTGGATTACGCAGTGCTTGCACTTGAAGGGCTCAACGACCTGGTCGCGGCAGCCCCAAATCTTCAGGAAGTCCCAAGCGAGAAGCTTTCCGTGCTCATCGGCCTGGTGGCCGACGAGATCAAGGACTGCGCCGAGGAGCTTCGCCAGGGTCACTGACGTCGGGGCCGCCGCATGAGCGCGCTCCTGACGATAGCCCGACTTTGGCTTGCCAGCCTTCTCTGCGGCTGGGCGTTCGATCTAACGCCAACGTCCGCATATAAGACCAAACTCGCGCTGCTGGACGCCTTGTTGGCGATCGCCAATGACGCCGAGGCCGGCCTGCCACGGGGGCGCGCATGAGCGCGCTCGCCGCCATCCACGTCGCCAACAAGCAGCTCGGCCTGGACGAGGACACCGCCCGCGACCTCTACGAGCGGGTCACCGGCAAGCGCAGCCTGCGGGCCATGTCCGAGCGCGAGCTGCAGCTCGTCGTCGCCGCCCAACGCGACGCGGGTTTCAAGCCGGCTGAAAAGGGCCTTCAAGGCCCGTTCGCCAAGAAGCTCCAGGCGCTGTGGATCGCCGCCTGGAACCTCGGTATCGTCCGCGATCGGCGCGACAGCGCGCTGCTCGCCTTCGTCAAGCGCCAGACCGGCATCGAGCACACCCGCTTCCTCCTGGATGCCGAGGACGCCGCCAAGGCGGTCGACGCGCTCAAGGCCTGGATGACGCGTGAGGCCGGCGTCGACTGGCGCGAGGGCAATCACCTACCGGCCTGGCTGCACACTTCCGGCGCGAAGATCGCGCTCGCGCAATGGCACCGCCTGACCCTGGCCAAAGCCGTCGATCCGAACGGCTTCCGCAAGTTCGTCTGGCACAACGCCAAGCCGCTCGACCAGATGCTCGAGCGCGACTGGCCGGCGGTGATGAACAAGCTCGGCGAGATGATCCGGAAGGCGGTGGACGCATGAAAGAGCCGCGCCTGATCATGACCCGCGAGGGACCGAGCTGGCCACCCGAGTGGCGGGCGGCGCTGCGGATCTACAAGGACCGGCAGCTCGGGCTGCTGTCGATCGAGCATGACGGCTCGATAGGCTGGGACGAGCTGCAGGCGATCAAAAACCGCGTCGCCGGCGAAGCCACTGTGGCGATCGAGGTCTACCCGCCGGCCGGCCGCGTCGTGAACAACATCGCCATGCGGCACCTGTGGCTGCTCGGGGCCGACGACTGGTGGCCGGATCTGGGCGGCCATGATGGTACCGCCAAGCTGACCAGCCTTCGCGACCGCTATGTGGCGGTGCAGCTTTCGACGGGAGGCGGACGCTGATGGTGGCCTACAGCTTCAAACCCATGTTCGCCCAGCAGGTGCGCGGGCTGATCAAGCGCCAGACCGTGCGCGCCGAGCGCAAGCGGCATGCCCGGCCGGGCGAGCCCGTCCAGCTCTACCAAGGCATGCGGACGCGCAATTGCGTCAAGCTGGTCGAGCGCGACCCGATCTGCTCGCGCGTCCGCTCGATCGAGATTGCCGTTACGGACCTGATGCCGGTGGCCATCGTCAGCATTGCCATTGAGGGCATCCCGCTGCAGCGCGAGGAAATCGAGCTGTTCTGCCGGGCCGATGGCTTCGCGCCGTCCTGCGTGCGCCAGTTTTGGCTGCTCGGTGAGACGGCTCGCGAGAACATGGGGAGCTTCTGGCTCCATCATCACGGCGTCGGGCGCTTCGAGGGCGTCCTAATCGAATGGGAGCCAGCATGAGCCTGCGGCGTCGTCACACTGGGCGGGTCAAGATCGACTTCGCCAAGATCGAAGCGTTCGCAGCCTCGGAGCTGGCCGCCAGCGCCCTTGCGGCGGCCAAGGGCTGCGACTGGACGCTCACCAGGCACTCGGCGTTGTATCGCTGCCGGGACGGCCTCTACACGCTCTGCCTGGTCTGGCACGGCCCGAACCGTGAGACGCTGACCACCACTATGCGCGGCCTTCAGCTGGAGGTCGCGTGAGCGAGCGCGGCCTCACCGACGCGCTGCTGCGTATTCTCGGCCCGGTTGGGCTGATCCGGCTGGCCGAGAGGCATGGCGGCACGCGGCTCTACATTCCCACGACGGCCGAGCTGGGCAAGCTGGCGGACGAGCTGGGCATAGAGATCGCCGAGAAGCTCTCCCGGCGCTACGGGCCCGACTACATCAACGTGCCTCTGGTGCGCGAGCTGCGCGCCCGTCACTACCGCGCCGGCGGTGCTTCCAATGCGGATATTGCACGCAAGCTCGGATTGTCGGAGAGTGCAGTGAACCGGATCTTTCGGCGGATGGGCAATGTGCCCGTGAAGGGCAGCGGAGATCCGCGCCAGCTGAAGCTCTTTGGCTAAAGCAATGGCGACGGCAGTCAGCATTACGCGCGACGTCTGACCATGCTACCCTAATGGCGACCGAGGTCGCCATTCTGGCCTCCCCCCTTGACAACTGATGATGCACCGCCGGCCGGAGATTTCCTCCGGCCGATTTTCACAGGCGGATCATCATGGATTGGCTGAGCTGGCTGACCGGGCAGGCGCTTCCCTGGCTGAAGGCGCATCTGATGCCCCGTGCCGTCCCGGAATGGCGCCGCGTGCTGTCGCTCTCCCTCAGTTTCTGGATGCAGGTGGCCGGCCTGCTGCTGCTTGTCCTGCCTGAGGCCCGGTATCGGCTGACCGGCCAGGACAGCGACCCCTACCTCGCATGGTGGCTCGCGGTGCTGCTGTTGCTCGCCGGCATCCTCGGCCGCGTCTTCCAGCAGGGCGTTTCGATTTGGAAGGAATGGCTGCGCATCGCCGCCGTCGCCGCGATTGCCATTGCGCTGGCGGTCATCCTCGCCACGCCATCGCCGGCGGCCCCGTTGGCCACGCCCAGAGCCGCGACCGAAACCGAGACGCTCGACATCGCCGTGCCCTTCATCGCCAAGGAGGAGGGGGAAAGACTTGTCGCCTACAAGGATGCTGTCGGTGTGCCCACCATCGGGTTCGGCCATACCGCCGGCGTGCATATGGGCATGGTGATCACGCACCAGCAGGCGCTCGACATGCTGCGCCAGGACGCCGCCGCGCACCGCAGCGGACTGCACCGGTATTTCGTGCCGGCGACGATCTTCACCCGACTGCCGCCGACGCGTGACGCCGCCTACACCTCGACCGCCTTCAACGTCGGTGTCGCCGGCATCGGCAAGAGCACGGCCACGCGCCGCCTCAACGCCGGCGATATCGTCGGCGGCTGCCAGGCGCTCACCTGGTTCGACAAGGCGGGCAAGCGCGTGCTGCGCGGCCTCTTCGAGCGCCGACAGCGCGAGAAGAAGCTCTGCATGATCGGCGCGAGCTGATGGGCACGATGGAGCTTGCCCTGGCAGCCTGGGAAGCCGCCAAGCCATATGCGCTTGGCGGCTGCGGCGTCGCGCTGATCGTGCTGCTGTTCTGCGCCCTGGCGTGGGGGTGAAGATGGGCGCCGCGATCGGGCTGTTGTTGAAAAATTGGGTGCTGCCGATCCTCACCTTCGGCATCACGTTGCCGGTGTGGTTCTTCCTAGCCGCCGGCGGGTGGCTGTGGTGGGACAGGACGTCAGCCGTGCGGCTGGCCGTCGACAAGGCGGTGACCGAGCTGGTGGCCGGCGCCCAGATCGAGGCACTGAAGGCCGAGGCGGCCGAGCAGCGCAGGATGCGAGCATGGAGCGACGGCAAGGCCGACGAGGCCAACAAGTTGGCAACCAAGGAGCGCGAGGCACGGGTCACGCTCGAAAACCAACTGACCCTGACCGATGCCGACAAAAGGAAAGCGGAGAATGAACTGGCGGTTCTTCAAGGTCGCAACGATCCTGTTGTTGACCAGCAGCTGCTTGACAGCCTGCACAACCGATAAGGCCGCCCTGGACAAGGCCTCCGCGGACAAGGCGCGGGCTAATGTTGTCGTCGATGCCTTGAGCGAAGCCGACCGTGCGGTGGCGGAGGCGCGGCAGATGCCGGACTATCCTCCCGGCTGCCGTCGCCATCATCGCAGCGGCGTACAGCTCGGCGACAAGCTGGGCGTGGCCAACAAGAAAGCCGATATCGCCCTGGGCAACGCGAACGGCCAGATCGACGCCTGTGCGCGTTGGTATGACACGACCAAGGCTTCGCGGGAGCCCAAGGCATGAAACAGGGCGATGCCGCAATAGAGCTGGCCGAGCAACGCGTCGAGCTGGAGCGCGCCGCCGGCGTCGCTCGCATCCAGGCCGCCGCGCGCGGCCAGTACGCCGCCGAGGAGATCACCGGGCCGCGCTTCTGCGATTGCGGCGAGCCGATCCCTGAGGAGCGCCGGCGGGCAATGCCCGGATGCCGCCGCTGCGTCGACTGCGAAACCTTCCTCGAAAGACAGAGCAGGAAACGCGCCTGATGGATATCACCCAGCTGATGCCCTGGCTCCTCGGGATCAACACGCTGATGTCGATCGGCACGGTGATCTACGCGGTCATGACGTCGGGCGCCAAGAAGACAGCCGGCGATCTCGAAAAGCATAGGAGCAAGACCGAGGAGCGGTGGGTGCTCCTGGACAAGATCCTCGACGATCACGCCGTCCGCATCCAGTCGATCGAAGGCGAGATGAAGCATCTGCCTGACAAGGACCTGGTCCATCAGTTGCAGATGACCATGAAGGACATCCAGATCGAGATGGCGGGTGTGAAGGCGGAAACGCAGGCGGCCGCGCGAACGAGCCGGCGCGTCGAGGAGTTCCTGATGAGAACCGGGGGTGATGGCGCATCATGAGCGAGAGTTTCGAGGAATACCTGACGGCGGATGCGCGGCTGGTGATGCTGCGCGAGCTGAACCAGCAGATCGACGGCCGCCTGAACGAGGTGCTGCTTACGAAGGCGCTCGACACCTTCGGCCACAACCGCTCGCGCGAATGGGTGCGGACCCAGCTGCGCAAGCTCAACGAACTGGGCGCCGTGAAGGTCACCGAGGCCGGCTCCATCATGGTCGCGGCCATCACCCGCGCCGGGATCGACCATATCGAGCGCCGCTCGATCATCGAAGGCGTGGCGCGACCGTCGCCGGAGCAATGACATGGCCACCGAGCGCCGCGTTCTCGACAGCATCGACCTGTTGCCGGAAGAGTGCCAGGACGACGTCATCTGGGCGCTGGGCCAGCTCAACGAGCGGAAGCGCACGCAGTCGGACATCCTGTTCGAGCTGAACGACCGGCTGGCCGTTAAAGGGCAAGGCCCAATATCGCGTTCGGCCTTCTCCAGGCGCAGCGTGCGGCTGAAGCGTCGGGCCGATCGCCTGATGGAGCGTGACGCCATCTATGCCGGCATCGTCGACAAGATCACGCCCGACAAGATGGGCGATCAGGATCTCGTCCTGGGCGAGTTGCTGAAGACGCTGATCGACGAGCTGATCGACGAGGCCAAGACCGCCGAGGACGTCAAGGAACTGGCCTCGGCGTTCCGGCAGACCGTCTCTGCGCAACACGTCTCCGCCAACCTAAAAGCGAAGGCCAACGCGGCGGCCGAGGCGAAGATGGAGAAGGCGGTGAAGGCGGCCACCGGCGAGATCGGCAAGGCCGGTCACAAGGTCAACCCGGAAGAGGTGCTGGCGATGATCCGCAAGGCCTATCGCGGGGAGTGACCAGAGATGGGCCAGCCAATCCTTTACGGCTACCAGCGCCGATGGCTTGAGGACAAGTCGCGGTTCAAGCTCGGCAAGTTCGCCCGCCAGACGGGCAAGACATTCACCACGACGCTGGAGAATGTCGACGACTGTTTCGAGCAGGTGGTCAAGCAGGCTCGCACCCGGTGGGTGATCCTCTCTCGCGGCGAGCGTCAGGCGAAGGAAGCAATGGACGAAGGCGTGAAGGTCCACGCCAAAGCCTATGGGCTTCCCTTCGAGGAACTGTTGACGGAGCACGAGATCGGCACGGTCAAATACACCGCGCTGGAAGTCGTGTTTCCGCACGGCTCCCGGATCCTGGCCCTGCCCGCCAACCCGGACACGGCGCGCGGCTTTTCGGCCAACGTGTTCCTCGACGAGTTCGCCTTCCACAAGGACAGCGGCGCGATCTGGAAGGCGCTGTTCCCGGTCATCTCGGCTGGCTGGAAGCTGCGCGTCACCTCGACCCCCAACGGCAAGAGCGGCAAGTTCTACGAGCTGGACACCGGCAAGGACACGACCTGGTCGCGGCATTCGGTCGACATCTACCAGGCCGTGGCGGACGGCCTGCCGCGCGACATCGAGGAGCTGCGCGCCGGTCTCGCCGACGAGGACGCCTGGGCGCAGGAATACGAGCTGCAATATCTCGACGAGGCCTCGGCCTGGCTGAGCTATGAGCTGATCACGTCGTGCGAGGATCCGCGCGCCGGAGATCCGGACGGCTACCAGGGCGGCGTCTGCTATGTCGGCGTCGACATCGGCCGCCGCAACGACCTTTTCGTCATCGACGTCGAGGAGATGGTCGGCGACGTGCTCTGGGAGCGCGAGCGCATCGAGCTGAAGCGCGCGAAGTTTTCCGACCAGGACGCCGCCCTGGACGAGGTCATGCGCCGCTACCGCGTCGGCCGCGTCTGCATGGACCAGACCGGCATGGGCGAAAAGCCAGTCGAGGACGCCCAGCGCCGCTATGGCGAGCACCGCGTCGAGGGCGTGCTGTTCACCGGCCCCAACAAGCTGGTGATGGCCACGGCTGGCAAGGAGCGGTTCGAGGACCGCACCATTCGCATCCCCGAGGGTCAGCCGGCGCTGCGCTCCGATCTGCACAAGCTACGCAAAGTCTCCGGGCCCACTGGCGCGCCGCGCTTCGTCGCCGAGCGCGATGACGATCACGCCGACCGCACCTGGGCGAAGTTCCTCGCCGTCAACGCCGCCGGCGGGCCGGCGCACGATTACGGCTACCGTCCGGCGCCGCCGGCCAAGAGCCGCTTTGACGAGCGCGTCGGCGGGGACCAGGACGGCCGCATGCGCGACCGGGCCGATGATCGCGAGAAGCCCTTCCGCATGGCGTCCGCCCGCCGCAAACCGGGGATATTCTGATGGCTGATGTCGTCAAGGGACTGGTCGACCAGTATGGCCGGCCGATCGAGAAAGCCGCTCTCAAGGTCGAGCAGGCCGCGCCGACGTCGCGCGGGGTGCGCCGGCACGACGCCATGCACCCGGCCGCCGGCCTCACGCCTGGCCGCTTGGCGACGATCCTGAAATCGTCGATCGACAGCGACCCGGAGCAATATCTGGCGCTCGCCGAGGACATGGAGGAACGGGATCTCCACTATGCCGGCGTGCTCGGCGTGCGAAAACGCCAAGTGTCGGGCCTGGAGATCACCGTGGAAGCCGGCAGCGAGGATGCCGAGGGCGAGGCCTGCGCGCAGCTGGTGCGCGACGTCGTCGAGCGCGAAGGTTTCAAGGACGAGCTGATCGACGTGCTCGACGCGATCGGCAAGGGCTTCTCCTGCAACGAGATCGTCTGGGACACCTCCGAGAACCAGTGGATGCCGAAGAAGCTGGCGTGGCGAGATCCGCGCTGGTTCACCTTCGACCTGGTCGACGGCGCGACGCCCTTGCTGCGCGGCGACAACGGCCAGCCCGAGCCGCTCAACCCGTATCAGTGGGTCTTCCATCCGGCGAAGGCGAAATCCGGCCTGCCGATCCGCGGCGGCCTGGCGCGCGCCGTCGCCTGGTCGTTCCTGTTCAAGAGCTTCACGACCAAGGACTGGGCGATCTTCTGCGAGGCCTACGGCCAGCCGCTCCGGCTCGGCAAGTACGATGCCGGCGCGTCCGAGCGCGACAAGGACATCCTCCTGGAGGCGGTCAGCAACATCGGCGTCGACTATGCGGCCATCGTTCCGGTTTCGATGGCGGTCGAGTTCGTCAAGGCCGATATCGCCGGCTCGCACGAGCTTTACGAGAAGCGCGCCGACTGGCTCGATCGCCAGGTGTCGAAAGTGGTGCTCGGCCAGACCGCGACCACCGACGCGATCGCCGGCGGCCACGCGGTCGGCAAGACGCATGACGGCGTGCGCGAGGATATCGAGGAGGCCGACGCCCGCCAGCTCGCCGGCTCGCTCAACCGGGATCTCGTGCGGGCGGTGGTCGACCTCAACCGCGGCCCGCAGAAGAAGTATCCGCGGATCTGCATCGGCCGGCCGGACGAAGAGGATGTCGACGCCCTGGTCAAGAACGTCGTGCAGCTCGTCCCCTTCGGCCTGCCGGTCGGCAAGAAGACGATGCTGGAGAAGATCGGCCTGCCCGAGCCGCAAACGGATGAGGAGCTGCTTGTCGCGCCCAAGCAGCCGGCACCGGCCGATCCGAAATCGATCCCGGCCGATGCGGCGCAGGCCGTCAACTCGTCGGAAGTCCAGACCCGGCGCGACGCGGTCGAGCGCGTGACCAATGATCTGCTCGGCGACTGGGAGCCGCTGGTCAAGCCGATCGTCGCCGGCCTGCAGGCCGAGATCGCGGCGGCCACGTCGATCGAGGACGTGAAGGCGCTGCTGGCCAAGCGCTTCGAAGGGCTGGACGTCAACGCGCTGACCGAGCAGCTCGCGCAGTCTGCCTTCGCGGCGCGTCTGGCCGGCGAGACGAACGGGACGCTTTGATGGCGAAGCGCGTTGCCTGTTGCGTGCCCTTCTGCCGCCGCACCCGGAAGCCGGACTGCAGGGAATGGATTTGTGGGCCGCACTGGCTGACTGTCCCGCCGCATATACGTCGGCGCAAGTTCAAACTCTTTCGCCGCTATCGCTATCTGTTTGGTGATCAGTTCTGGGGCGCGTTTCCTCCAGGATCCCCGAAGCGGATCATGGCTGTGAAACTCGACCGGCTTTGCCTGAAGGCATGGGACAGGTGCAAGCGCGTCGCGATCGAAAGGGCCGCGGGCATATGACGATCCTCAAGCCGCTCCCGCCGATCGACGCGATCGCCGCGCTGTTCGCGCGGGGCGAAACCCTCGATCCATCCTTCGCCTGGCAGGACGTCTGGCAGGACACGCATGCCTCGATGTTCACGGTCGCCAAGTCGGCCGGCTTCGACATACTGGGCGACATCTACGCCGCCCTGCAGAAGGCGTTGGCCGAGGGCAAGACGTTCCAGCAGTTCGCCGCCGAGCTGACGCCGCTGCTGCAGGCGAAGGGCTGGTGGGGCAAGCAGCCGGCCTTCGACCCGCTGACCGGCGAGACGCGCTGGTCGCAGCTCGGCAGCATCCGCCGGCTGCAGACGATCTTCGACGTGAACATGCGCGTCAGCTACGCCGCCGGGCATTGGTCCTCGTTCGAGCGCAACAAGAAGACTAGGCCGTTCCTCCGCTACGTCCACCTGGAAGCCCAGGAGCATCCCAGGCCGCTCCATCACCTGTGGCACAATACCGTGCTGCCCGTCGATCATCCGTGGTGGAACACGCATGCCTGTCCGAATGGCTGGAATTGCCACTGCACGCTGCAGAGCCTGTCGCAACGCGACATCGACCGGCTGGAGCGCGAAGGCGAGAAGCTGAAGTTCGAACCTGTACCCGGCGGCGAGACGAAATACGTCAACAAGCGCACCGGCGAGATCGCCATGGTGCCGGACGGCATCGATCCGGGCTGGGCCTACAATCCCGGCAAGGCCGGTTTCGCGATGATCGTGAAGGCGGCCACCGACAAGATGGCAGGAGGTTTCCCGCCTCCAACTTAGGAGCAGGCGCTCGGGTCAATTCCCGAGAAGCGGGTCTAGATTGGCGTCAGGCCCCGCCCGACAGCACCGCAAGATAACCGTCGCACCTGGCCCTTTCGGGCGCCAGGACGCTGACTGATTCTTGAAGGCCTTGGAATGCCCCCTGAAGAGCCGCTGGAAAGCGTCCAGCCCGTCCGGCCGGTTGCCGGCTATATCGGCGGCAAGCGCCGCCTGGCCGAGCGCCTGGTGGCGCGCATTGCGGCTATTCCGCATCAGACCTATGCCGAAGTGTTCGTTGGCATGGGTGGCGTGTTCTTCAGACGGCGATCGCGGCCGAGGTCAGAAGTCATCAACGACCGCAGCGGCGATGTGGCAAATCTCTTTCGCATCCTGCAAAGGCACTATCCGCAGTTCATGGACACCCTGCGTTTTCAAATCACCGCCCGCCGTGAGTTCGACCGGCTGAAGGCGAGCGACCCCGGCACCTTGACCGACCTGGAGCGCGCCGGCCGGTTCCTCTACCTGCAGAAGCTCGCTTTCGGCGGCAAGGTGGCTGGCCGCAATTTTGGCGTCGATCCGAGATCCTCGGCCGGCTTCAACCTCACCACACTGGAGCCGCTCCTGGCGGATGTCCACGATAGGCTTGCGGGCGTCGTCATCGAGCAGCTCGACTGGTCGGCCTTCATCGATCGCTACGATCGGCCTGGAACGTTGTTCTACCTGGACCCTCCCTATTTCGGCAGCGAGGGTGACTACGGCAAGGAGTTGTTCGGCCGGGATCAATTCGCGGCTATCGCGACCAGGCTGCGCAGCATCCAGGGCCGCTTCGTTCTCTCGATCAACGACGTCCCGGAGATCCGCGCCACGTTCGAAGGCTTCGCATTGGAGGAAGCCGAACTGCGCTACAGCGTATCCGGGGGCAAGGGTCAGCCGGCACAGGAACTGATCATCACGAATTGAGGCGTGAAGAGCGGTCGTGGCGACAGATTTTTTCTGCCGCCCAAGAACGGCCGCTCTCCCTTTCCCGCTCCACTGGCCCGAAAAATCGCCCCGTCGCGCTGTAGACCCGTTTAAAACCGTTTTTAAGGGCCATTGACGCCCGAACCTCGGCTCTCATTTTGGGGCCCTTGCCGGTCTCCGCTCCCTCGGCTACCGTTCAGTCGCGAACCGGCCTCTTCGTGGCCACCCGGCGTCGCATCCCCCATTCGAGCCGTCCGAACGATCATGGCGACCACCGTCGCCATGCCACGACGCAATCGAACCAGCCAAATTCCGGCGATGGATTTCGCCCTCGCCAACACCCTCGTCGCTGCGCTTTCTGTCGCCATCACGGCGGAGGATGCCGCTGGCAAATGGGTGCAGCTGACGCCGGCCGGCAAGTTCCTGGCTCGCAACGGCGGCCCCTACGACACTGGCGACCAGGCGTCGATGAAGAAGATCATCGAGACCACGCGCCAGTTCGCCGGCTCGACGGACCTGGTCGTCGACTACGATCACCAGGCCATCACCGCGCCGAGCGTCGGCGGCCGTGCTCCGGCGGCAGGCTGGATCAAGGAGCTGGAGGCGCGACCCGAAGGCATCTTCGGCCGCGTCGAGTGGACCGAGGCGGCCGCCAGCGCGATCAAGGCCGGCGAATACCGCTACATCTCGCCCGTCTTCCTGCACGAGAAGACCACCGGCCGCGTTCTCTTGATCCGCATGGCCGGCCTCACCAACACGCCCGCCCTCGACATGATGCAGGTCGCGGCGAGTGCCCTCGTTCCGAACAACCACACCACCGGAGACAACATGGACAAGATCCTGTCCGCTCTTGGCCTCGCCAAGGGCACCAACGAAGACGGCGTCGTTGCCGCCATCAACAGCTACCTGACCAGCTCGACCGCGATCGCCAAGGCTGCCGGCTTGACGGAAACCGCGAAGCCGGACGAGATCCTGTCGGCGGTCAACTCGCTGGTCACCGATCGGGCGAAGTTCGCCAAGGCTGCCGGCCTGGCCGAAACCGCCAAGGCGGACGAGATCGTCACCGCCGTGAATTCGGCCGTCGCCGGCGCCCGGCCTGATCCGACGAAGTTCGTCCCGATCGAGCAGGTCACCGCGCTCCAGAACGACGTCAAGGAGCTGCGCAAGAGCCTGACCGAGGACAAGGCCGAGGAGGCCGTCAACTCGGCGATCAAGGAGGGCAAGCTTGCTCCGGCGCTGAAGGAATGGGGCCTCGACCTCTACAAGACCGACGCCAAGAAGTTCGAGACCTTCACCGGCAGCGCGCCCGTGCTGACCGCGCCGCAGCTGAGGACGCCGAAGAAGGGCGAAGCCGGAGAGGAGCTGAGCGAGGCGCAGCTCGCCGTCTGCTCGCAGCTCGGCATCAAGCCCGAGGACATGAAGAAGAACCTGGCCGAGAGGGCGAAGGCGTAAGCCTCGCCACCGGCTGATCTGATCAACGGGCCGCGCGCCCAGCCAAAGGACCGATTTTATGACTGCTCTTGGACAGGACCGTAACACCTCCCAGCTGATCGGCGACGTGGTGAGGGCGAGCCTCGCCGCCGCCGTGCTGATCTATGGCGGCTCGATCGTCATGCGCAACACGTCGGGCTACGTCACCAAGGGTCAGACGGCGCTCGGTCTGATCGGTGTCGGCATCGCCATGCAGCGCGTCGACAATTCCGCAGGCTCGGCGGGCGACAAGGAAATCAACATCGGGACCGGCGTCTTCAAGCTGGCGAACTCGGCCGGCACCGACGCCATCACCGAGGCCGATATCGGCAAGCCCTGCTATGCGGTCGACGACCAGACGGTGGCGAAGACCAACGGTTTGACCGCCGGCCTGGCGACGCGGTCGCCGGCGGGCGTGATCGTCGGCGTCGAGGACACCGGCGTCCACGTCCTCTTCAACGAAGCGATCCTGCGCGCCGTGCTGAGCGGCCACCGGATCTTCGTGCCCGTCCGCGTGGCCACCCTGGTCGGTGCCAACGTCTACCGCGTCATGTCGCCGATCGCCGGCAAGGTCGTGAACATCGCCTCGATCACCGAGGGCGTGCTGACCACCGGGGATGCCACGCTGACCGGCAAGATCAACGGCAACGCAATCACCGGCGGCGTCATCACCATCACCCAGGCGGGGTCGGCGGCGGGCGACAAGGATTTTGCGGCGCCCACCGCCGCGAACACGGTCGCGGCCGGCGACGAGCTGTCGCTCACCGTTGGCGGCACCAACGCCACGGCGACGGTCGCCAACTGCCTCTTCGAAATCGAGCGCGCCTGAGCCAGGCGCGCCGCTCAACCCAACCAAGGATCACCGTCAATGCTCGTCAATGCCGCCAACCTCGACGCTCTCCGCGATGGCTTCTCCACCGCCTTCCAGGCCGGCCTCGGCCAGGCGCCCAGCCAGTGGCAGCGCGTCGCCACCCGCTTCAACTCGACCACCCGCAAGAACAAATATGGCTGGCTGGGCGACCTGCCGGGCATGCGGGAATGGATCGGCCCGCGCCAGGTGCACGGTCTCAAGCAGTACGACTACGAGATCGAGAACAAGCCCTACGAAGAAACGATCGGCGTCGATCGCGACGACATCGAGGACGACAATCTCGGCATTTATGCGCCGCGCTTCACCGCCATGGGTCGCGCGGTCGGGTCCAGCAAGGACACGCTGGTGTTTGCCGCCCTGAAGGCGGGCTTCGCCACCGAGTGCTACGACGGCCAGTATTTCTTCGACACCGACCATGTCGTGCTCGACGAGAACGGCGACGAAACCTCCGTGGCCAACACCGATGGCGGCGCCGGCACGCCCTGGTTCCTGATCGACAGCAAGCAGCCGATCAACCCGCTGATCCTCCAGGTCCGCAAGGAAGCGCAGTTCGTCAGCAAGGACCGGCCGGAAGACGACAATGTCTTCATGAATAAGCAGTTCCTCTACGGCGCTGACGGGCGCTGGGCGGTCGGTTTCGGCTTCTGGCAGTGGACTTGGGGTTCGAAGCAGACCCTCGACGCCGCACACTACGCCACCGCCCGCGCCGCTCTTTCCAGCATGAAGGGCGACTATGGCCGCCCGATCGGCATCATGCCGGACCTCTTGGTTGTGCCGCCGTCGCTGGAGAGCGCCGGCCGCAAGCTGCTCAACTCCGAACTGGCCGCTGGCGGCGAGACCAACGAGTGGAAGGGCACCGCCGAGTTGCTCGTCGTTCCCTGGCTGGCCTGATCGGCCGAAGAGTTCCAACCGCCGGCGCTCCCAACGGCGCCGGCGGGTTTTTGAAAAGCAGCCCTCGGGCTTCTTCTCAAAGACCCGAAAACGAGGATCGAACGATGGCGAAAGCGTTGCGCGAGGCAAAGGCCAAGGCTCCAAAGATGGCCGGCGCTTCCAATGAAACATCCGGACCGACAGCGGCGTCAGTTGCACCAGGTCCGGATGCCCCGTCGTCGGGGGCGGCGACGGGGACCAATTCGACGGATGATCCCCCCGAGAGCGACGACCAGGGCGGAGCCGGCAATGGGGCCGGCTCCGCAGGTTCTGCGCTCGACGGGATCGACCTTGGCGCGCTCCGGCCGGACGCGGAGGCGGAATTCCGCGCCAAGTTCCCGCGCTTCTCGGCCGCCATGGAAGCCTGGCAGGCCGAGCACGAGAGCGGCGAGGTGCCGACCGGCCTGCGCATCAAGGCGAAGAAAGACGGCTTCCGCCGCGGCGGCATCGCCCATTCCAAGTCGCCGGTCGATCATCCGGTCGAGACCTTCACTAGCCCCGAGCAGCTGGAGGCGATCTTCGCCGAGCCGAACCTGGTCGTGGAGCTGATCTGAGCGGATGACCTACGCCGTCAGCCAGGACCTGGTCGACCGCTTCGGCTCAACCGAGCTGGAGCAGCTGACCGACCGGACGAACGTGCCGCCTAGCACGATCGACGCGGTCGTGGTCGGCCGGGCATTGGCCGACGCTGACGGCGTGATCGACGGCTATATCGGCAAGCAGTACGCGTTGCCGCTTTCCGTCGTGCCGCCCGTGCTGGTGAAGGTCGCGGCGGATCTCGCGCGCTACTTCCTGCATGGCGAGGCGGCCGCCAAGGACAGCAAGGTCACCCGCGACTATGACGACGCGATCGACTGGCTGAAAGATGTCGCCAAAGGCCTCGTGGCGATCGACGATGGCGGCCAGGTGCCCGACCAGGCCGGCGGCGGCGCCATCCGCGCCAACCCTTCCACCCGCGTCTTCCGCCGCGACACGCTGAAGGGGCTGTGATGGCGACGGAAGGCATCCAGCTCCGCGTCGTCGACCAGGCGGTCATGGCCACCCTCGACCGGATCGAGCGGCTGGCAACCAATCCCGCCGCCATCATGGCGGAGATCGCCTCGTTCCTCGTGTCCAGGACGCAGCGCCATTTCCAGACCGAGACCGGTCCGGACGGCAAATGGCAGCCGCTCAGCCCGCGCACCGCTGCCAGGCGCATCGGGAGCCGGCAGCGCGGCAATGCTCACATCCTGCGGGACACCGGCCGGCTCTATCAGTCGATCGTCGGCGAGTCTTCCGACACGGAGGCGAGCGTCGGCACCAACGTGCTCTATGCCGCGATCCACCAGCTCGGCGGTGAAGTGAAGATCCCCGAGCGAGAGCAGGACATCCATCTCGGCCGGACCAATCGCGGCAAGCGGTTCGTCAAGGCCTCGGCCAAGCGCAAGGAAACGATGCGCGTCACGATCGGCGCGCACACGATCGAGATCCCGGCTCGCCCATTCCTCTACCTGGACAAAGAGGACGAGGCGGAGATCAAGCACATCGTCGAAAACGCCTTCCGGGCTGAAGCGGATGGAGCCGGCCCGTGACGATCAACGAAGAGATCCAGGAGCTGCTCGGCCAGATCCACCCGCCGGTGTTCCGCCTGATCGACGGCGCGGCAGCCTATGCCGCGATCCAGGGCGAGCCCAAGGCAATGCCGGCCGCCTACGTCATCACCGAGCTGGAGGTCAGCGGCGACAACGAACGCATGACCGGCTCGGTGCTGCAGCGGACGGAGGTCGATATCGCCGTCGTCATCGTCACGCGCAACGTCGCCGACAATTCAGGCGGTGCAGCTGCCGCCGACATCGAGAGCCTGAAGGCGAAGGTGCGCGGCAAGGTCATCGGCTTCGTGCCGACCAGCAGCCAGGACGGCGAGCCGGTCACGCATATCGAGGGCAAGCTTCTGCGCATGAAATCCGGCGTCGTGTGGCAGCGCGAGCTGTTCGGCGCGTCCTACTACCAAGAGGAGCAAGCATGAAACCTTACGAGCCGCGGCCGGCCGGCCGGCACGTCCGCAAGACTCCCGATGGCAAGCTCGTCCGCCAGGGCGACTTCACCGATCCCGATGCAATCGCCCCGCCGCCAGCTGAGCCGGCGAAGGCCGAAGAAACGCCCGCCGGCGGCGAACCGCCTGCGCCCCAGAAGACGAAAGGCAAATAGGCCATGCCCCGTTTTTACCGAAAGCTCGCTGTACTGGCGAAGATCGAGAACACCTATGGCGTCAACCCGACGCCGACGGGCGCGGCCAACGCCATCCAGATGACGAACGCGACGATCACGCCGCTGGCCGGCGATCAAGTCTCTCGCGATCTGATGCTGCCCTATCTCGGCCAGCAGGGTGTCATCCTGGTCGGTACCTATGCCCAGCTGCAGGGCGAGGTCGAGATCGCCGGCGCGGGCGCGGCCGGCGAGGTGCCGCCCTATGGCGTCCTCCTGCGCGCCTGCGGCCTGGCCGAGACGGTCACGGCCGACACCGACGTCCAATATGACCCGGTGTCGAGCGGCTTCGAGTCCGTCACGCTCTACTTCAACCATGACGGCGTGAACCACATCCTGCTCGGCTCGCGTGGCAGCGTCAGCGTCAACCTGGTGCCGAAGCAGATCCCGCGCTACACCTTCAGCTTCAGCGGCATGCTCGGCACCATCTCGGACACGGCACTGCCGTCGACCGACTATTCCGCGTTCCAGGTGCCGCTGCCGATCTCCAAGGCCAACACGGCCATGACGCTGCATGGCTGGTCGTCGGTGGCGGAGAGCTTGTCAATCGATCTCGCCAACCAGGTGGAACCGCGCTTCCTGATCGGCGACGAGAACATCCAGCTCGTCGACCGCAACCCGAGCGGCACCGCCGTGATCGAGGCGCGCTCGCTGGCGACGCTCGACGTCTTCGCCCGAGCCCAGGCCCGGACGCGCGGCGCGCTCGTCCTGACGCATGGCACGGTCGCCGGCAACATCGTCCAGTTCGATGCGCCGGCCGTCGAGCTCGGCCGGCCGACCGAGGGCCAGACCCAGAAGATCATCAACTATTCGGTGCCGCTGATGCTCTGCACGGACAGCGGCGACGACGAGTTCAAGATCACTGTGAAATAAGGAGCGGCGGCTTCGGCCGCCGCCACAGACCGACTTTGCCACCAAGGAGACTAGAGCTGATGTCGTGGTCGTTGAACAAGGCGGGCCGTGCCTCGAAACTGGCCGAAGTGATCAAGCAGTCGTTTGCTGATGCTGGGGGGGCGCCCGGCGGCAGTCATGAGGAAGCCGCGAAGAAACAGCTCGGCGAGGTAGCCGAGACGCTGTGCAAATCCTTTGGCGAAGACAAGGTCGTTCGCATCACTGCCCAGGGCAGCGCCTGGAACGTGGGCGGCAACGCGCTGCAGCAGCATTGCGAGTTCAAATTCGAGACGCTCGGCGACTTCGTCGACTGACGTTTCGCGAGCTTTTCAACGCCCCCTAAAAGCCCCCTTTTGAAAGGCCCGTGAAATGAAGTTCAAGCTGATCGACGAATACACCTACTGGTGGCCGGTCACGGTCGACATGCCCGACCCCGATAAGCCGGGCAAAGTCGTCTCCCAATCCTTCACAATGAAGTTCCAGGCCATGCGCGCCGACGATGGGGTCGCCATGATGAAGGAGATCGCCGCCCTCCCCACGATCGAGGAGAGAAGCGCGAAGGAGCATGAGGAGCTGATGCGCGTCTGCAAGGGCTGGCGCGATGTCGTCGACGAAAAGGGTGACGAAGTCGAGTTCAGCGAAGCCGCGCTGCGGGCCGCCTTGCAGTTCGCCTGGTTCAGCCGCGGCCTCTACAAGGCCTATGCCCGATCGCTCGCGCCCGACGAGGCCCGAAAGGGAAACTGAGGGCGGTCGCGCGGGAATGGGCATTCGCCCGCGCCGGCCGCGTGGATCCGAGGGTACCCACGAAGGTCGATGACGATCTTGCCGAGCAATGGGCGCAACTCGGCGTCGCTGTCGAGGTGGGCGAGGACGAAGAGAAGACCGAAGTGTGGCGGATCAACTGGCAATCGGTAATGGCTTTCCTGCGCTGCGAAACGCAGTGGCGCGCCGTCGCTGTGGCGATTGGCGAGGGCAGCCGGTTGATCTGGCTCGGCATCGACTACCAGTCGGCCCGGCCAGTCTATGAGCGCCGCAACCGCACTGCCCAGCAGAAGATCTTCAGCGACATCCAGGTGATGGAGCACGCCGCCCTCGAAGCCATGGGCGAGATGGACTGATGTCGCTCAATCTCGCCCTCGTCGTTTCCGGAAACGCTTCGGGCGCCAAGGACGCGACCCAGCAGACCAGGTCGGAGATCCGCGATCTCCGCGCCGAAGCCGTGAACGCCTCCGCCGCAATGGTCGCCGCAAATGACCAGGCCGTGGCGTCGACGCGACGGGTGACAGAAGCGATCACCGCTCAAGAAGCCGCTCAACGCCGCGCCAAGGAGGCATTCCAGCAACAGGCGAGTTCCTTCGCTGGTGTGCGCGGGCCTACCGATGACGGTGCTTATCAGAAGCGGGCTGCCGACATCGCGGCTTATGGCGCCGCGCTCGATCGCCTCAAGGCACGCTACGACCCATTGTTCGCAGCCCAGCAGAAACATCAGGCGGCGATCGAAGGCATCAGCCAGGCCGAGCGTGTCGGGGCGATTTCGGCCTCCATGGCCATGGACGCACGACTGAAAGAAACGAACGCGCTGAACAGCCAGATCAGCGCCCTCAACGGGATAGCCGCTGCCCAGAAGAATGCGTCGCAAGCGATGGTCAATCGCGTGACCATCACGCCTGACCGAGCATCCGACATCGAAGCCTACGGTCAGCAGCTGGACACGCTACGCGCGCGCTTCAACCCGATCTATGCCGCGATCGCCCAATACAAGACAGTTGTGATGGAGGCGCGCGAGGCGGAGCGCGTCGGGGCTATCTCGACCGACGAAATGACAGCGGCGATCGGCCGGCAACGGCAGGCGACGCTTGCCAGCATCGCCGCGATCAAGAGCCGCACGGCGGCTAACGGCAACGCTAACCCACGCCTTTCCGGCTTCCAACTGCAGGGCCTCGGCTACCAGGCAAACGATGTGCTCACCATGGCGGCCATGGGGGCGCCCCTAAGCCAGATCGCCGCCTCGCAGGGCGGCCAGATCTTCCAGACGCTGCAGATGGGCGAAGGCGGCGTGTCCGGGTCGCTCGCTGCGATCAAGGGCTCGATCACAGCGGCCGCTACTGCGACTGCCGCCTATCTCGGCACGGTCGGTATGATCGCCGCCGGCTTCGGCGTTGCCGGCGCTGCGGCGCTGGCCTTCTACGCCCTGACACGGGAGAATGCGAAGTCGCTCGACGACCTGATGAAGCAGCACGAGGAGACGCTGAAGGATCTCGGCAACGCCTATGGCGACGTGGCGGCCAAGAGCAAGGGTGTCTTCAGCGCGGCCAATCAGAACGGCTTCGGGCTTGCCGCTTCCAACTCTATCAACGGCCTGCGGCTCGGCATCGCCCAGGCGAACCGTGAGGCGCTCAGCCAGATCCTGATCGACCGTGGCGGCGGCGGTGCCGGCAACCAGTACGGTCCTGCCCAGATCGTCGGCAGCGAGTTCGCGCCCTTCACGGACGCAATCGAACATCTGCGCAAGACAGCGCGCGAAGGCCAGCCGGATATCCTCGGCTTCCGCAAGATGGTCGAGGATCGCTGGGCGCTGACGCCGAATGACGATGCAGTCACCACGGCGGCCGGCAAGCTGATTGAATTCACCAAGGACGCTGCCGGCGCGGCAAAGGCGTTGCTGGAGCTGGAAATCATAAAGCGGCGGCTGTTCGACGATGTCGGCCCGAACGGGTTCCTCCTGTCGCGTGGCACCTCCAACCAGGCCGACATGGGCAACCTGGCGGCTTTCGAGGCGCAACAGGCCGTGGCGCGCGCGCGTGCCCAGCAGAGCTTCAATGCAGACGTGCTGGGCATCAATGCCCGCTCGCCTGAGGAGCGCGCGGCTGCCGCGCGCGCTTCTGCCGCCGCCACATACAACACCGACGAGACGCCGGCGGCGCGCTCACAGCGGATCGAGCTGGCCGGCAAGAAGGCCCTGATTGAGGCCGAGCACCAGCTCACCACCGCGCAGCAGGAGCGCATGCGCTCGCTCGACCAGACGATCGCTTCGGCACAGCTCGACGTGTCGCTGGTCGGCAAGTCGACGGCCGAGACTGAGGCTTTGCGTTTCGAGAACGAACGCCTCGCCCAGGTCCGCGAGGAAGCAGCCCGCAACGGCATCGCGGTCGACCAGGCCGAGATCGCCAGCATCCATGCCAAGGCAGTGGAATATGGCAAGCTCGTCGCGCTCCAGGAGGCGCGATCGAGGATCAAGGACCAGCAGGATGACCTGGAGCTGCAGCGCGCTGAACTAGACCTAGTCGGCCAGAGCACGCTGGCGCACGACCGCGCGATCGCCGCGTTGAAGACCGAGCAGGAGATCCGGCGGCTCGGCATTCCGCTCTATGGGCAGGAAGCCGAGGCCATGCGCGCCAACACCGCCGCAAGGTCGGATCTGGCCGAACAGACCGCCAAGGCCACTCTCCAGCAGCAGCTCCTGTTCGAACGTCAGCAGATGTTCCGCTCGTCGATCGAGCAGACCGTCGCCTCGACCATGAAGAACGCGGGCCTGGAGTACGACCCGAACTCCATGATCGCCCAGCAGATCCGCTACAACGAGCAGCTCAAGACGACGAAGGCGGCCTGGGAAGACATCTTCGACACCGTCAATGACGGCATCGACGGCATCAGCGACGCGCTGTTCAGCGGCGGCTCGATCAGCGATGCGATCAGGAAGGCGGGCTCTCAGCTCGCCAAGACTGTTTTCGACATGGCGGCCACCAACCCGATCGAGAACTGGCTGACCGGGTCCAACAAGAACACCATCGCGGATCTTGGCATCTTCTCGTCGGGCGCCTGGAGCGGCAAGGGCGGCGGTTTCGGCGGCGTGCTCGGCCAGGTGCTCGGGGCGCAGAAGGCCGTCGCCTCCATGCAGGTCCAGGCGGCCAGCGTCTTCATCAACGGTTCGCCGATCGGCGTGCCCGGCCTGGGCGGGCTGCCAGGCGCCGCTAACGACAATGGCGGGCTGTGGGGATGGTTCAAGAACCTGTTCGGCGGCTCGCCTGCGGCCAGCAGCACGTCCAGCGCGATCGTTGGGCCGAATACAGCGGCAACGGCTGCACAGCTTCTCTCGGGGCTTGGCTCGCCGCTGGGCGCGACCGTCGCCGGCTCGGGCTCGGCGCTGTCGCAAGTGTTCGCTTCGGCCGGGTTCACCAAGACCGGCATTCCGCTCTCGTCGATCAGCATCGACGGCCTGACGGCCAAAGTCGCGACCGAGTATGCTGGGAGGTTCCAAGGGCTTCTGAACGATCTGAAGGCAGCGGGCTATCCGATCACCAGCCTTGGCGAAGGCGGCTACTCGTTCCGCAACGTGGCCGGCACCAACAACCTCTCCAATCACGCCTTCGGCAATGCCTTGGACATCAACCCACGCCAGAACCCCTGGGCTGTAGGGGCCAAGGGGAATTTCGCGCAATACGGCGTTGATCCGAGCGCTCTCGCCGAGAAGAACGGCCTCTTTTGGGGCGGCAATTGGCGCAAGGCCGACGCCATGCATTTCCAGGTCGACAAGAGCATCGACCCGGCAACGACGCAAAGCATCTCGAAGCTTGGCGAGACCGCGGCCTCGGCCGCCTCCACGATCAATGTTGCAGGCCTCCAGGTCAGCCAGAGTCTGGTCAATGCAGCGGGCGGGCTGAACAACTTCGGCTCGATGCTTTCAAACTTCATGGCTTCGCCCACGGGTGGCGGCAGCTCGTGGTTCCAGAGCCTTGCCGGCATGTTCGGCGGCAGTGGTGGCGCCCTCAATTTCATGAGCGGCATCTCGCCCAAAGCGACAGCAGACATTCTCTCCGGATCTTGGGGACTGTTCGCCAACGGCGCGGCCTTCAGGAACGGCAACGTCGTGCCATTCGCCAAGGGCGACGTGTTCTCGTCGCCGACCCATTTCCCGATGTCGGCCGGCCGCACCGGCGTGCTCGGCGAGGATGGCGAGGAAGCGATCATGCCGCTGCAGCGCGGTCCGGACGGGCGCCTTGGCGTGGTCAACCACCAGCCGCTGCGCGCACCCAGGGCGGCAAATAGCAATGCGGGCGGCGGCGGCTCCGGCGGCCTCACCCGCGAGCATATCCGGGGCATCGTCAGCGAGATCGGCGACAAGCTGAGGCTCCAGGCCAATGTGATCAACCTGCAGGACGGCAGCGACATCAAGCGGTGGATGATGTCTGAGGATGGTCGCGCCACCGTCGCGCTTATCAACAGGCAGGCCGGATAGGACGCAAGCAATGTCATTCCTGAATTCTCTCGTCCTCGACAATGGTCTCTCGGTGCTCGTCGCCAACGGTAATCGGCTGCACATCTGCTCGGCCGAGCCGGCCGACTACGCCGGCACGCTCGCCGTCTCGCTCGGAACTAAGAACACACCCGGCATCAGCGCGATCGGCGCCCGCACGCCGTCCGGCCGCAAGGTGACAGTTTCGGCCATCACCAATGGCGCTGTGAGTGCCAACGGCAACGCGTCGCATTGGGCGATCGTGGACACGGTCAATTCCCGCCTGCTGGCCGCCAAGGCGCTGGACGCCGTGCTCGCCGTCAACAATGGCGACACCTTCACGCTACCGGCATTCGACATCGGCATTCCGGGCCCGGCCTGATCATGGCGACCGTCGCGCTCTCCACCGGCAACCTCGACGTTGGTACGCCTGACCTGGCGTCGCCGGCCATGCACCTCATCCATAATTTCTCGACCGGCAATCTGGACGCCGGCACCCCAGATCTCGGCTCGCCCGAAATGGTGCTCATATACGAGCCGTGGCCCTTCAGGCCGGACGTAGGCGCCAGCGAGACGCTGGAGAGCCTGACCGACCTGATGCAGTCCTACACCGAGGAGCAGCGCATCGCGCTGCGCAAGGCGCCACGACAGAACGCGCGCAACACTGTGCGGCTCGACCCGGCGCAGTTCAGCCAGGCGAAAGACTTCGGCAGGCGTCGCGCCGGCACGCAGATTTCCCTGCCGATCTGGTGGCAGGGCGTCCGCGTCGCTGGCAGCGTCTCGGCGGCCGATACCGAGATCGCGTTCGACACCACGCTCGGCGACTGGCGCGTCGGCGGCCGGCTGATCGTCTGGCAGGGCGCAGGCAATTATGCGCTGTCGCTGATCACTACCGTCGAGCCCGACCATGTCGAGCTGCTGGCGCCGATCGGCGCCGATTTCACCGCGCCGACGATCGTGCCGGTGCGTGTCGCCCGTCCTGTCGAGGGCTTCACCATCAGTCGCGCCCGAAAGCTCTCAGTCGACGTCACGGCGCGCTTCCAGGTCGAGGACAACATCAGGCTCACCGGCGATGCCGGCTATCCGCAATACCAGTCGCTCGACGTCTTGACCGAGCCGACCGCGCGGATCTCCGACATCGCGGAAAACATCGTCCAGGCCGGCGAATACCAGGACAGCGGTTTTGGCGTCGTCCCGCTCGAGCGCGCCCGCGAATATGTCGATTTTGGCCAGGCCGTCGCCTTCCTCGAGGAGGGCCTGGCGGCCGTCTGGCGGCGCTATGTCTGGATGCATGCCCGCAACGGCCGGCTGAAGCCGTTCTGGCTGCCGAGCTTCAATTCCGACCTCAAGCTGATGGCGCCGATCGGCGCAGCCGAAACCGTCATCACCGTCAAGCGCGCCGCGCTGCCGGCGGGCTATCTCGGCCGCCATGTGATGATCGAGCTGAAGAACGGCCCGCGCTATTTCCGGCAGATCATCGGTGCGGTGCGCGTCGGCGACACCGACCAGCTCACGCTAAACACCAGCCTCGGAGCTTCGGTCAGCGCCGCGCAGATCCTGTGGTTCTGCTACCTCAGCAAGGTCCGCCTCGACAGCGACGCCGTCACCTTTAGCTTCATTGCCTCCGGCAGGGACAAACCGCTCGTCGCCACCGTCTCCGTGCCGGTCATGGAGGTGCCGTCGTGAGCTACGACGTCCCTGAAAACTCGGTCGACGACGGCGAGCCGTATTTCCTCTATCTGTTCAACAACGGCGTCACCAAGCACCGCTTCACCTCCGACCCGGAGCCGATCTTCGCCGATCCCGAGGAAACCGGGACGCTGCAGAAGTGGTACAAGTCGTCGATCTCCCACACCGAGATCGAGCAGACCGGCAACATCGAGCGGAACTCGATCGATCTCACTTTCCCCCTGTCGAACGCCTATGCGCGGTCGCTGCAGAAGCCGGGCAGCGAAGTCGTCACCTTCACGATGTGGCGGGGACACCATACCGATCCGGATGGCGAGCTGGAGGTCTACTACAAGGGTCGCGTCGTCGATGTGGCCGATGAAAAGCTCAACATCAAGGTCACGGTCGAGCTGGCCTCGACGTCCATGCGCCGCACCGGCTGCAGCGCCGTCTACATGCGCCCCTGCCGGCACGCGCTCTATTTTCCGGGCTGCTACCTAAATGTCGACGATTGGAAGGTTCCGGCCACGGTATCGGCGACCACGGGCGGCTTGCTGCTGACCGTTGCCGAGGCCGCGGCCGAGACCGATCAATGGTACAAGGCCGGGCTCGTCATCTATGACGGGCTCTATGGCTGGGTCGGCGACCACGTTGGCGATCAGCTCACCCTCATCGGCAATGGCATCGCGGGCTTGGCGGAAGAGGTGGCGGCCAACGGATCCGCGTCCGTCTTCATCGCGCCTGGCTGCGACCTCAGCGCTGGCCCGAACGGCTGCGAGAAGTTCGACAACAATCTCGAATTCGGCGGCTTCGAGTTCATGTCCGACGACAACCCCTGGTCCCAGAGTATCGTCTGATGTTCTGGAACATCCTTGCTGCAGTCATATCCTTCGCTGCCCAGGTGATCTTCGGCCCCAAGCCGCAGAACGCGAAGCCGAAAAGCCTGGAGGACTTCGAAGCGCCCACGGCCCAGGAAGGCCGCTCCATTCCGGTCTTCTTCGGCACCAACGATGACCAGAGCCCGAACTCGACCTGGCATGGCGATCTGAAGCGCAGTGCAATCAAGGGCGCGCGGCGCTACGGCTTTTTCGGCCCGCGCCAGGTGCTCGGCTACAAATACTCGCTCGGCATGCAGCACTCGATCTGCCACGGCGTGCCGGATCTCCTTTTGGGCATCAGGGTCGGCGGCAAGGTGGCGTGGAAGGGGAGGTCCGCCGGCGGCCGCATCACCATCAACAAACCGAAGCTGTTCGGCGGCGACCAGAGCGAAGGCGGCATCGCCGGCGATGTCGACGTGTGCATGGGCGAGCGCGACCAGCCGCGCAACGATTACCTGGCCGCCAAGCTCAGTGCAAAAATCTCCGCCTACCGAGGCCTGTTCACGGTCGTGCTCCGCCAGGTCTATCTGGGCACGTCGAACTACATCAAGCCTTGGGAATACCGCGTCCAGCGCATCCACCGCCGATCGGACGGCAGCGCGCAATGGTATGACGCCAAGGCTGCCATCCCTTCGAAGGAGATCTCCAGCGACGATCCTGGACGGGAGGCGCTGTTTGAGATCACCGGCAAGCCCACGGACACCAACGGCGACTACGCGGCAGCATGGTCAGGCGGCGTGCTCTACACATGGCTCATGCCGGATGGAAGCCCTCAGACCGCCACCGTAGACGGCACGATCTTCAGCACGGCAGTGCATATCACCGATTTCGAGGAGGTCGTCGTCAGGAGCGGCGGAAGCAGCGGTGGAGTAGACCCGACATTCCTTGAATTCAGGGACGTCTCCAACCCGTCTTCGGTGATCCAGACCATTGATCTCGATAGCATCATGACGGGCGCTGGAGGCGGCAACTTGAACTTCGGCTTCATCATGGCCGACGTCCACGTCGCCGCTGGTGCCTTCGCCCTCGTCGGCCTTCTGGACGGCGCCACCAGCAATGTCCGCGTTTGGGTCCTTTTGGAGCGCGTGACGGTAGGCGAGACCGACGAATGGGCGGTGGCGGACACGCACTCCCGCGTCAATTCCGTTGTCGGCTCGTCCTTCTCGATGGGCAAGACTTTTGCTTACAGGGCGCTCAGCGGCAGCACCCAGGTTCTCCGACTGACGTGGAACGGCGCCTGGTCGGAAGAGATCGTGACGCTTCCGGGCATCTCGGGGAGCGGCCTCCGAGCGGTCAGCTACAACGAGGCCGCCAACCAGGTGGTGGTGATCAACACCAGTGGCGGCATCTTCGTCTATAGCGAGGACCTTTCCACGCTGATCCGGTCCTCTACTGGGAACAGCGGCCGGCTGGGAACCGCGGCTGTGTCGAAGCGCATGTCGATGGGGTCGAGCGCTGTGGTCGTCGCTGATGCGACCGCCGGCGGCGCCATCACCAAGATCTACTTCGTGCAACTCGCCGACCTCGCCCTCGATACGTATATCGACGTCTCGGCGTCCCAGTTCGTCCGCAAAGGCTTCGCCATTACCTCGCTCGCCTACAACGCCGCCAATGGCTATGTCGTGGCAGCTGGACCTTCGCCGCTCGTGTTCTGGCTGGTGGCCGCGACTATCTTCGACATGAACCCGGCCCATATCATCCGGGAGTGCCTGACCGAGCCTTGGGGCCTGGCATGGCATGACGACGATATCGACGACACGAGCTTCAGATACGCGGCCGACACCTTCTACAACGAGGGCATGGGGCTCAGCCTCAAATGGTACCGCGAGGAGGAGATCCGCGAGTTCGTGACGACGACGATCCTGCCCTGCGCGGATGCCTACCTCTACGGCTCGCGAAAGACCGGCAAGTTTGTCCTGAAGCCTGTCCGAGACGACTACGATATCGACCTGATCCCGATCCTGACCGAAGACGACATCATCGAGTTCACCCAAATCAAGCGCCGGTTGCCTTCCGAGGCGATCAGTTCGGTCATCGTCAAATACAACAACCGCGAAAAGCGCAAAACCGGCGCACACCGGGTCACCAACACCGCCCAGGCCATGCAGGCCACCAAGATCCAGCCGCCGGCGACGCGAGAATATCCGGGCATCAATGTGCCGGCGTTGGCCATTCGCGTTGGCGAAAGGGACGTCGTGGCGCTCGGGTCGGGCCTGATCTACGATGGGCGCCTCGTTGCCAACCGCAAGGCGTCCGTCCTCAATCCTGGCGACCCCTTCAGGGTTGTCTCGGCGCGTCACGGCCTGTCGGGCGAAGTTCTACGCGTCGCCAACCAGCGCTTTGGCGATGGCCGCAGCAACAAGATCGGCCTCGGCATCCTCCAGGACGTCTTCAAGCTGCCGGCCGCGCCCCTCGTCAACGACGGAACATCCGGCGGCGGATGGGTGCCGCCGTCCAACGCTCCACTGCCGGTCTCGCCAAGGATGGTCGTGGAAATGCCGTACCGAGAGCTACGGCAGGTGATGGGCGTCGCTGATCTTGCCGCCACGCTTGCCGGCAACCCCAATGCCGGCGTGCTCCAGATCGCCGGCTCATCGCCGACGCCCGACGCCGCCAACGCCCTGATCGAGGTCGACGCCGGCGCCGGTTATGCCGAGGCCGGAACGGCGCTCGATTTCGCGCCTGGCGCTTTTCTGGATGGGCTGCTGGCGATCGACGTCACCGAGATCGCGGTCACCGGCGCGATCGACCTCGACGCCGCCGAGGTGGGCACGCTGGCGATGATCATCGGCGCGACGCCGCAGACGAGCGAGATCGTCAGGATCGACGCCATCGCCGGCAACACCCTCACCATCGCCAGGGCCTGCCTCGACACGGTGCCGCATGAGCACGCCAGCGGCGCCGCGATCGTCTTCTTTGACGACATCTCCAACACCGATTTCGAGATCTACACCGCTGGCGACACCGTCTCGGTCAAGCTGCTGACCGTGACCGGCCTGGACACGCTCGATCCCTTCGCCGCGCCGGCCGACACGGTCGTCTTCGAGAGCCGGGCGATCCGGCCGCTTCGGCCTGCAGATGTGAAGGTCGAAGGCGTCGGCTTTCTTCCGCCGGGGGGCGTCGTCGATGCGTCCGCCAATGGCCACACCTATGTCGCAACGGCGTGGGCGGAGCGTAACCGGCTGACGGACCTGACGCCGCTCGGCTGGCTTGATGCGACGGTAGCGCCGGAGGCAGGCGCGACAACCACCATCACCGTTTTGCATGAGGTGACCCGCGCGGTCGTGTCTACAACCGACGGTCTGACGGGCACAAGCTATAACCTTCCAAAGGCGGCGTTTGGCGCACAGTCCAGGGCGATCGTGCGTTTCACGGCAAAACGCGACGGCTACGAGTCATTGCAGGGCTACGAGCTGCTCGTGAAGGCAAAGGAATTGACGGCCGACACCACAGCCATGACGGCCGATACGACCCTCCACACGGCGGATGAAACCTAATGGCACAGCAAACGATCAATACCGGCGCGACTGCGGACGATGGCACCGGCGACCCAATCCGGGACGCCTTCGACAAGGCCAATGACAACTTCACTGAGCTGTACACTGCCATCGGAGCGCTGCCCGAGCAGATCAGGGATGTGATCGGAGCTGCCCTGGTCGCCGGTTCGAACGTCACCATCACCGTGAACGACGCAGGAGACACCATCACGATCGCAGCCAGCGGCGGATCCAGCTACACCGATGAGATGGCGCGCGACGCCATTGGTGCTGCCCTGGTCGCCGGTTCGAACGTCACCATCACGGTGAACGACGGCGCAGACACCATCACGATCGCCGCGACTGGCGCTTCGGTCAGTTTCGCCTCGGCCACTGAAATTCGCACGGGTACCGAGGCGGCCAAGGCAATTGCTCCCGATCAGTTGGTCGCTTCGGCAGCGCCGCAAACGCTGACGGATGGGGCGACCATCAGCTGGGACATGGCAGCGGGGTTCAATGCCAAGGTGACGATCACCAACAATCGCACGATGGCCGCGCCGACGAACCCGAAGGTTGGACTGAGCTATGCTCTGGAAGTCATTCAGGACGGGACGGGCGGCCGGACGATGACTTGGAACGCAGCGTTTGATTGGGGCTCGGCTGGGGCGCCGACGCTCTCGACCGGCGCGGGCAAGCGTGATCTGGTATTCCTCTATTGCTATGACGCGGCGGCACCGAAGTTTCGCGCCGTCTTCAACAAGTCGGCCTGACCG